AATATATATGAAAAAAATAAAAGCAATTAAAATGGCAACAGGTGGACTTATGTCACAACCACCATATATTGCAAAGCAAGACGAAGACACTCAAGGTATTACACCTTATGATGTTAATACTCCTGCGTCTGCTAGACAAGGACTACCTTCAAGAGCTATGTCTTCTTCTAGAACTAGAATGATGAATGGTGGTTTATTAAATAAAAGATTAAAGTTTGATGTAGGTGATTCTGTTAAAGATAAAATTGAAGAGAGAAAATTTGACCAGCTTAAAGCTATGAAAGATTCAGGTTTACCATTAACAGATAAACAAGAACAAGAATTACAATCTTATATAGCACAAGATAGAAAAGTAGAAATGGCTATTGGTGGAGTAGTTACTGAAAAGTATGCCCAAAGAGCAGACTATCAAGCATATGCTGAAGGTGGTGAAGTTGAAGATGAAATGTTAGATGAAGATATGCCTGATGAAGATATGCCTCCTATGGAAGAACTAGAAGTAGAAGAAGAATCTTTATTACAACCTATGGGTATGGAAGATGAAATGCCTATGGATGAAGATATGGAAGATGAAGAAGATTATGGTGACATGGATGCTATAATTGATACTTCAGCTTTATCAGAAGAAGAAGAAAAAGTTTTAGATGATGCAGTAGAAATGCATCCAGAACTAGAAGGAATTATTCCTAAACTAGTTGCAACAGAATTTACAGATGATGGAGAAGTAGAAGGACCAGGAACAGGAACTTCAGACTCTATCCCAGCACTTTTATCAGATGGTGAATTTGTATTTACAGCAAAAGCAGTTAAGAACATTGGTGTAGACAAATTAAGAAAGATGATGAAACAAGCAGAAGAATCTTATGATGCTGGAATCTCTTCTCAAGTAGAAGAAGTATAAAAGAATTTATAGAGAAAGGTACTCTATGAATAGACAAGCTACCTTATAATAAAATTTATTTATTGTAAGCCCTTGTAGTTTCGTTTTAAACAAAAACCTACCATAGCTACCTTCAGTTATGAAGCCCTAAGGAGGACAACACAATGAGTAATCAAAACGAAGAAGGACTAAAAGAAGTCGCAGCAAACCCTTACAACAGAAAAAAATCTTGGCATACAGATAATATAATGCCTACTGATAGAACTTCTGCTGATACAGGTTTGTTTGTGCCAAACCCTGCTGGTAATATTAATGCATCCGAAGCTACTGCCGATGGCAACCCTGACGATACAACTGATAATACTGCAGCCACTATGGATAAGGTTCAAGACTCTGCGTTAAATACAGAATCTAACCCTTATACAAAAGTTGATTATAAGAAAAGATATGATGACCTTAAGCGTTATTATGACAGGAAACTAGGAGAATGGAATAATAAGGAAAGTGAACTTAAAGTACAACTTCAAGAGAACAGACCTAAATACCAACCCCCTAAATCGAAAGAAGAGCTTGAAGCTTTTAAAAACGATTACCCTGATATTTATGGCGTAGTGGAAACTGTATCACACTTACAATCGCAAAATGAAGTTAAGACATTACAAGAAGAGTTAGAAGGTTTAAAAAAAGCTAATACTACTTTACAACAAAGAGAAGCTGCTTTAGAACTTTCAAAATATCATCCTGACTTTGAACAAATAAAAGAGTCTGATGATTTTCATGATTGGGCTGATGCTCAACCAATGGAAATTAAAAAATGGATATATGAAAACAACTCTGATGGTAAACTTGCTTCAAGAGCAATTGACTTGTATAAGAAGGACCGAGGACTTGGATTAGATAAAAAAACCGAAACGAAGAGAAAGTCTAAATCAGAAGGTGCTGACTTGTTAGTTAAAACTAATGAACAAGCTCAAATACCTGATGGTAAAGAAGTTTTCTTCAAGCGTTCTGATATTGCTAAAATGTCAGATGCTGAGTTTATGCAATACGAAAAAGAAATTGTAAAAGCTCAAAGGGAAGGTAGACTTATAGATTAAGTTTATCTTTATTTTTTATTAATCAATAACTAACAAAGGAGATACTACTATGGCAAAATTTGCAGGTGGTTCAACATATAACTTTGGATTAGGCGTTTCAGGTCAAACTAATGGTTTCTTTATTCCTGAAATCTATTCAAAGAAAGTACAAATAGCTCTAAGAAAAGCAGCAGTAGCAGAAGCAATCTGTAACACAGATTACATGGGTGAAATTTCATCTTTCGGTGATACTGTTAACATTATCAAAGAGCCTCAAATCGCAGTAGCTGATTACACTAGAGGTCTAGCTGTAACTTCTACTGATTTAAGTGACCAAGAATTGGTTCTTACAATCGACCAAGCGAAGTCTTTTTCATTCAAAATAGATGACTTAGAGAAGAGATTCTCTCATGTTAACTTTCAAGCTGTAGCTGCAGACAATGCTGCTTACGCTTTGAGAGATGCTATGGATAGCAACATTCTAGCTGCAATTTCTGCAGGTGCGACTGTTACTACTGGAATGGGAACAACTTCAGTTCCGATTGATATTGGATTCGGTACTGGTGAAGTAGACCCTCTAAACCAAATGTCATTAGCTGCTAAAGAATTAGATGAAGCTAATGCACCTGAAGATGGAAGATGGTTCGTTGCTGCCCCTGAGTGGTACAACCAACTAGCTAACACTTCTTCTAAACTTTTATCAGTTGATTTCAATGCTGGTCAAGGTTCAATTAGAAATGGTTTAGTTGCATCTGGATTACTAAGAGGATTCCAAATGTACAAATCAAACAACTTACCAACTAATGACTTAACTGGTGCTACTCCTGCTGGAACAGCAACTGCACCTGAAGCATTATTCGGACACATTTCAGGAACTTCTGCTGCGTCTTCTATGAATAAAGTAGAAACAGTAAGAGATACTGGAACTTTCTCTGACATCGTTAGAGGTCTAATGGTATGGGGTAGAAAAGTATTAAGACCAGAAATTACTGGTAAGATTATCTACACAATAGATTAATCTTTAATACACTTTGGTTGGGGGTAGAAATATCCCCAATCATTTAATTTAATTAAAAAGGAATATAGATTATGCCAATGAAAAAAGCAATGCCTGGTGGAAAAATAGCAAACAAAGGCAAATATAAATATGGTGGTAAAGTAGAAAGAAATAAAAAAGGTCATGGTGGAATGATGACTATTATAATTAAAAAAGATAAGAATAAGAAAAAGTAATTATGGGTATAATGTCTTCACCTGCATGGACTCGTAAAGAAGGAAAAAATCCTGAGGGTGGACTTAATGCTAAAGGTAGAGCTTCTTACAATAAAGGTAAAACTAAAACTGGTAAGAAAAGAAATTTAAAAGCACCAAGTAAAGTTGTAGGAAACAAAAGAAGAAAAAGTTTTTGTGCTAGAATGAAAGGCATGAAAAAGAAATTAACTTCAGCTAAAACTGCAAGAGACCCTAATTCAAGAATTAATAAATCACTAAGAGCATGGAACTGTTAACATATGTCTAAAACTTATTTATCAATGACTAACGAACTACTGGTTGAAATTAATGAACCAGAAGTAACAACAATATCAGGAGCATTAGGTATACAAAAATTTGTAGCTAACTGTGTTAATAGAGCTTACTTTGATATAGTAGATGCTCAAGATACATGGTCTTGGTTATCATCATCAGCAACACAAGGTAATTACAATGGTAATACTTATGTTGAAACTGTTGCAGGACAAAGATGGTATCTTTTAAAACAAGGTTCATCAAGTGTTGATACAGATTTTTCTAATGTAGACTGGGATGGTTTTTCATTAACAGAACAAGGTGTGTCTGGTAAAACAGAACCTTATACAATTAGAAATTTACCTTTTGTTTCTTTAGAAACTTGGAGAGATTTTTATGCTGAAGGTGAAGAAAGAGATAGTTCACAAGCAACTCCTACATATGGTGTACCTGAAAGAATAATTAGAAGTGAAGATAATAGACACTTTGGATTATCTCCAGTACCTAATGGAGTTTATAGAATTTATTTTTATGCTTACAACAGACCTTCAGAATTAACTAATGATACAGATGTTGTTTTATTTCCAGCACAATATAAACCAGTTTTATTAGCAAGAGCTAGATATTTTATTTATCAATTCAAAGATAATATTGCACAAACACAATTAGCTTTAGATGAATATAAAAAAGGTTTAGATAAAATGATTGAACAATTAAATGCTCCTCAACCAAAATATATCGAAGACGATAGAAGAGTATTTATTTAATAAAGGATAAGAATGCCAACTCAAGGAGCTTCCATTACAGTACAGGGTGGCTTGGATTTAGTTTCAAGTAGTCATGCTTTATTTAGAACACCTGGAGCTGCAACTGTCCTACAAAATTTTGAATCATCTACTACTGGTGGTTATAGAAGAATAAGTGGTTTTGAAAAATTAGGAACTACAAATGCAGTTATTCCTTCTGGAGTTGTAACTGATGAAATGCATGGTATTAAAGGTTATGCAGATGGAGTAGTTGTTGCTCAAGGAACTGATGTATATTTTAGTACTACAGGTACTTCTTACGTTCAAATAAATAAAGATACTTTTACAATAGGACCAGGAACAGTTTCTATTAGTGCAGGTTCACCTACCTTAACTGGAGTAGGTACAACTTTTTTAACATCTTTTCTTGTTGGTGATGATATTAAAATTAGTACTGCTACACCTTATATTTATAAAGTACTTTCTATTCAAAGTAATACTCAATTAACATTAAGTAGAAATGCTATTACTGCTAATACACAAAATAATTTAACTTATGCTATTGGTGGTATTGACCCAAGTCTATTAGCTAGTCGTACAACAATTCCTAGAACTAATCAAACTAATGTTAAGTTTGTAAACTTTGAAGCTATTCAGAGTATTAATGGTGCTTTATATTTTGTAGATGGATATAATAAAATAGGTGAGTTTTATATACATGAAGATGGTACTTATCATTTTGAAGATATAAATGAAGATGCTCCTATTGGATGTTCTTTAATAGAAAGATATGCTGAAAGAATAATAGTATCAGGACAAAGAGATAACCCAAGTACTGTTTATTATAGTAATAGATTACAGCCTTGGGATTTTACAGGTGCTTCATCAGGGTTTATTGATGTAGGAGATGTAGTAACAGGTATTAAAGTTTTTAGAAACAGCTTAATTATATTTTGTAAAAATAGTATTTATGAGTTGACAAACCTTGATTCTACTCCTATAATTAAGTCAGTAACAAAAAATATAGGTTGTGTAAGTGGCAACTCAATTCAAGAGATAGGTGGAGATTTAATCTTCTTAGCCCCTGATGGATTAAGAACAGTTGCTGGTACAGCTAGAATTGATGACGTAGAATTAAGTTCTATTAGTAGAAAAATTTTACCATTAGTAAATGAACTAATTAATAACTTTGCTAACTATACTATTTCAAGTATGGTTATTAGAGAAAGAAGTCAATACAGATTATTTTATTATAGGTCTGGTCAAGCAGCTAGTGGACAACAAGGAATTATAGGAACATTTAAATATAATTCAGAAGGTATACCTGCATTTGAATGGAGTCAAACTAAAGGTTTACCTGTTAAGTTTTGTACCTCAGATGTTAATAACGATGGTACAGAAGTACTTCATCATACTGATGAAACAGGTTATGTTTATAAGCATGATACTGGCAATAGTTTTGATGGTGCTAATGTAGAAGCAGAATTTCAAACACCTGATATGGATTATGGTGATAATGGTTTAAGAAAAAGTTTATATAAAGTTAAAACTAATATTGAACCTGAAGGAACACAAAACGATTTACTATTAA